CCACAACAACAGACGAGGACTCCATGCGGATCTACGTCACGCCGCGGCCCGGACGACGGGTCCGCGATCCCCTCAACCCGGCCAGCGTGCTGCCGGCCGAGGGCGCCTACAAGGACGACAACAAGGCCTGGCGCCGCCTCGCCAAAGCCGGCGACTGCGACATCTCCGATCGCCCGGCCTCGCCCGCCGCCGCCCCGCCCGCTCCGGCCGCCGAGACGGTCGCCCCGGCCAAGCCGAAGAAGTGAGGATCTGAACCATGCCGATTTCATTCAACAACATCTCGTCCTCGCTGCGCTTGCCGCTGTTTTGGGCCGAGGTCGATCCGAGCCAGGCCGGCACGTTCGCCAACTATCAGCGCGGCATCATCGTCGGCTACAAGATCACCGCCGGCACCGGCACCGCCGACGTGCAGTTCCGCTGCTCGTCGCCGGACGAGGCCAAGATCAAGGGCGGTCGCGGCAGCCAGTTCGCGCACATGTTCGAGGCCTGGTACCGCAACAACTCGTTCGACGAGGTGTGGGGCCTGTTGATCGACCCGCCGTCGAGCGGCACCGCCGCATCGGGTTCCGTGCGCGTCACCGCCGCCGCCACCGCGTCCGGCTCGATCTCGTTCTACATCGGCGGACGCAAGATCGTCGTGCCCGTCGTCAGCGGCGACACCACGGCTGAAATCGCCACGGCGATCAAGGCCGTGGTCGACGCCTCTCCCGATCTGCCGGTGACCGCCGCCGTCGGGTCTGACGCGGACTCGAATCTGGTCACGCTGACGTGCAAGTGGAAGGGCATCGACGGCAACTACATCGACCTCCGGCACAGCTATCTCGGCCGCCTCGGCGGCGAGGACCTGCCGGCTGGTGTGGCGTTGACCGTCACCGCCATGGCCAACGGCCTCGGCGTGCCTGATCTCGACGACGCGCTCGCCAATCTCGGCGACGAGGAATTCGACGCCGTCGTCGTGGCGTGGACCGACAGCGCGACGCTGAACGCCATCGATGCGGAGTGGAACCACGAAGGCGACAACGGCCGCTGGAGCTGGCTGCGCCAGATCTACGGCCACGTCTACACGGCCAAGGACGGCACGGTCGGCGAGCTGCAGGGGTTCGGCGCCGCCCGCAATGGCGCGCACATCACGTGCTTCGGTTATCGCGGCAGCCCGACGCCGTGCTGGGAACGCGCGGCCATGTTCGCATCGCAGGCGCACCGCGCGCTCATGAACGACCCGGCACGCCCGCTGCACACCTTGCCGTTGCAGGGCATGATGCTGGCGACGGTCGACAAGCGGTTCACCAAGGGCGAGCAGAACTCTCTCGCGTTCGACGGCATCTCGGTGTGCGAGGACGGTGACGACGGCACGGCCCGCATCAAGACGTCGTTCACGATGTACCAGAAGAACACGCACGGTCTCGACGACAACGCGTTCCTGAAGGTGCAGACGCTGGCGACGCTGGCCTACGTGCTGCGCTCGCTGCGCTTCCGCATCGTGCAGAAGTTCCCGCGCCACAAGCTGGCCAACGACGGCACGCGCTACGGGGCCGGACAGGCGATCGTGACGCCGACGGTGGCTCGCGCCGAGATCATCGCGCACTATCGCGAGCTGGAATTCCTCGGCCTCGTCGAGAACGCCGACATGTTCAAGCGGCACCTGATCGTCGAGCGCAACGTCAACGACCCGAACCGCCTCGACGTGCTGTATCCGCCGGACCTCGTCAACCAGCTCGACGTGTTCGCGGTGCTGGCGCAGTTCCGCCTGCAATATTCGCAGTCGCTGCCCGATCAGGCGCTGCCGATCGTCTGACGGCTCAACGCCAAAACTGAGCGGCGCCGTCCGCTCGGTTCCGTTTCGGCCGGCCCGCGGGCGGCACATCCAGGAGAACTCACATGTCCAACAACAGGATCGGCGGCATTGCCTACGTCAAGTGGGACGGCCGCCAAATCGAAGCGCGCGGCAAGTGGAAGTCGAACATCCTGCCGACCAAGCGCGAAGGCATCGCCGGCCAGGACGGCGTTCACGGCTACAAGGAGATGCCGCGCGTTCCGACCATCGAGGGCGATGTCAGCTACATGCGCGGCATCTCGATCGAGGAACTGCACAAGATCACCGACGCCACCATCACAATCGAGCTGGCGAACGGCAAGACGCACGTGCTGCGCAACGCCTGGTTCTCGGACGAGAGCGAGGTCGACAGCGAGGAAGGCTCTTTCCCGGTCAAGTTCGAGGGGCTGTCGGGCGAAGAGCTGAATTGATCCAACCGCGGCGGCGCCGATAGCGCCGCCGCACGTCGACAAGCAGGGGGAAACTATCATGGCTGAAAACGACTACAACAGCGACGCGCGGCAGGTGCGCCGGTTCCAGGACGAGGGCTTCGGCCCGTTGCCGGGCGAGCGCGCCAGGCCGCAGAGCCGGCCGATGCCCGCCGTCGAGCCGCCGCGCTCTGCCGCCGCCGAAGCGGTGCCCGAGTGGACCGCGCCGCGCACTGGCGCCTCCGCCTCGTCTATGGCAGCGGCAGGAAGTGCACACACAGCAGTTCCTGACCGCGTTCGAATTCAATTCTCTCGCCCGTATACCGCCCAGGGCGAAGACATCTACGCGATAGAAATTCGGAAGCCGATCACGAAAGAGATCCGCAAGTTCGGCAGCGTTCTGAAACGCGTATTCGGACCCAAGGGTGACTTGGTCGACATCGAATACAATTGGGAGGCGGTGGCGCAATACGCGAGCACGCTGTCGACACCCTTCCTGCCGCCGTCCACTGTCGACAAGATCGAGTTCGAAGATCTCGAGAAAGTGGCTGACGCGCTCGCCCCTTTTTTCGCGACGTGGATGAAGAAAGTCGGATCGTGACGGCCTGCTATGAGCTGGCCAAGTACTATCGCTGCCCACCTGACGAGTTTCTAATCCTGCCGCCGGACGAAGTGGCTCAGCACTACATCGAAACTATCAAGCTGATCGAGAAAAGCGGGAAAACCTGATCATGGCCGGTCCACTCGATCTGCGCGGCAGCGTCACCATCACCGACAACGGTGCGACCTCGACGCTTGGAAGAATACGCCAGGGCCTCGCGGCAGTTGGTCAAAAGTCAGGCGTCGTCGGCACGGTCGGCAGCGTCGGCAGCGTCGCATCGAATGTATATCGCTCGATCGCGACGGATGTCGGCCATCTTGAACGCGGCATCGTCGCTTTGCGCAACAACCTGGTCATGTCGGGCCTGGCGTTCGGCGGCATCGTCGCCGTCACTCGCGGGTTCAACGAGTCAAAATTCGGTTATGGGTTCGCGCGGATCACCGAGTACATCAAGGATGGCCGCCTCGATATCGAGGGCTGGCGAGCCGAGATGGATCGTGCGGCGCTTTCGGCGCGTGCCGTCTCGCGTCAGCTTGGCGTGACGCCTGAGCGCACCATGCAGGCGCGCGAAGAAGTGCAGAAGCTCGGGTTCAAGGAAGCCGAAGCCGAGGCCATATACAATTCGGCGCTTGGCCTGCACATGTCCGAGCCGGACGCACTTTCGACGGGTGACGCTGCCAAGTATCTTGGTGCCGTGTTTCGCGCCTACGCGAAGCAGCGTGAAGAACGCGCGCAGAAGCAAGGTGTTGATCCGAACGACAGAGCGTTCGTCGAAATGGCGGCGAAGGAACTGGCGGCAAAGGCTGCTGTCGCGGGTGCGGAGTCGGCGCTCGGGCCAGCGGACATCGTCGAGGGCATGCGGCAGTTCGCCCCGCAGTGGGCTTCGATGGGCGTCAGCTACGAGACGGCCCTCGCAGCTCTGGCGCACGGCTCGAACTACGGCTTCCGCGCAGCCGAAATGGGCACCGCTCTCAAATCGATGATCACCAAAGTGATCAATCCGACGGCGACCGCGCTAGCGATCTTGAATGCGAAGGGTATCAATAGATCCGAGTTCTTCACTGCGGCCCCCGTAGAGCCGGGAAAGGCCGCCAACAGGCTGAACAGCCTGCTTGGTGGCGCGATCACGAATGGCAAGGGCGGCAAGGGCCGACTGGCGACGGTGCGCGAGATGCTCGACACCGCCTACAAACAGGGCACGTTGACGAGCCCTGAGTTCCAGGAGGCGTTGACGCAGGAAGTATTGCGGATGCTGCCCAAGGGCTACGAGGGCAAGTCGGACGAGGTCCTGCAGGCAGTGAACAATGCCACCATCTCGGCGCAGGGTGGCGTTCGGCTCCCCGAGTTGATCAAGGAGATGCGCGACAAGCAGATGAGCGTCGGCGAGATCGCTCAGGTGCTCGAGGGCCGCCACGTTGCCCGATATACGCCACTGTTCCAGTTCTACGAGCAGTTCATCGGGCTACTCGAAAAGCTGGAGTCGACCGACGGGACAACGATCGACGCCGTCAAGGAGGGCCGAAAGGACAGCGAGGCTGGAAAGACCGACGCCTTGTTCGCGGCGTGGCAGAATTTGATGGGCACGATGGAGCAATCCGGCGGCATCATCGACATTGCGAAAACAGCCCTTACGGGACTGATGAACCAACTGGCCGACATGCCTGCCGCCTTGCAGGGCCTCACGATGGCGTTGATCGGGCTTGGCGCTGCGGGGGCTGGTCTCGCCATTTTGCGCGGCGCTGCTGGTGTGATCGGTGGGCTTTTGCGCTACGCGGTCGGTTTGTCGCTCGCGGCGGCCCCGGCTGCCGCTGCTGGTTCTGCCGTTACCCCTGGCGCCGCGGTTGCTGCAGGCGCGGTCACAGGTGGTGCGATTGCTGGCGGTGCCGGCGCGGTCGCTGGCGCAAAGGCTGCTGGCAAACTAGCACTTCGGTTCATCCCTGGAGTCGGACTCGTATTGATGGCTTTCGGCGCTGCCTATGGTGCCTATCAGGAGTATCAGGAGGGCGGAGACGTCGTCGCCGTTCTGCGCGAGGCACTTCTTGGATCAATTGGGCTCAACGGTCTTTACGAAAGCGGGCCTGGATATTCGCCATCGGGAACAGCAGCTCAGGAAATGCCATCCTTAACGGACTCCGGCCCGTTGCCTGATCAGCCCCCCTTGGGTGCCGTTCTACCGCCGCTGCCAGCCAGACGGCCTAGTGCTGCCGTTTCCCCGCCGCTGCCAGCCCGGCGCCCGAGCGATGCCGCCGCGCCGCAGTCGACGGCTATGCCGCCGCCTGGTGCGCTCGACGCTGCATCGAGTTCGACTGCCGTCGACACGCAGGCCGCGTCGGCGGTCGCATCGGCACATTCGGCGGCGCAGCAGATCCGCTCCATCTTCGCGTCGCTCAACCTCGCCGCCGAAGGCCGCCAGGCGATGGAGTCGTTCGCGTCCGGCGTGCGTGACGGCACCGCCAGCGCCGTCGCCGCCGCCAACTCCGCCGCCGCGCGGGTCAAGGCCGCGGCCGGTTCCGGCCGGGTCAACCTGAACACCGGACCGGCCATGGGCGCGGGGGTGCCGTAGCATGAGCTGGCAGCAGAACCTGCGCCCGGCATCGCTCGGCAACGCCCGCTTCCACGTCGCCGAACGCGCGGCCAAGGGCGGCAAGCGGATCAAGAACCACGA